AGGGATAACTTCAGGGAATTCGTAAGAAGAAAGTGCGTTGAAATCAAATAACTCTCGAGAATAAGAATCCAAAACAGGGATGACATAGGCCACGTCTTTGAGAAGAGACAAAATGTGACGAGCATACGGATATACTATGGGGCAACCGGGATATTGCCAGCACACGCTCATAGCCTTTGACTTCATCAGACCCAAAAGGGTCTGCATACTGGCAAAATTGTAGCGGCTTTCGCTCCACCCGAACCTTGCAAGAACTTTTAACGGTTCTGTGAGTGCAATAAGCTCGTTTGGGTCGAAAACCATACCACAAAAAGAAGCAGTGTTGATTGACACGTGCTCCTCAATCTTGACAGTTAGTCCTAGGTTAAGAAAATGTTCTGGGGGTAGCCTCCCGATTACACCAAATAATCCGTCGTCTCCTTCAACGACCGGCATAGTGTGTTGCAAGCCATATTCTTGGAATCCGAACAAGATGAACATCAGGTTAGAGAACCCATTCCCGAGGGAGGTATTCATTTCACCGGACATGCGTTTCGCCCGAATCTCAAGATTAAAGTACCTTGACTTGCAATAATTTGTTCCACTAAGTACACGACACAACATACGGTAAATTTCGTCACCACGAGGGTGTGCCGACAACAAGTGCTTGTACAACTGAAATTCACAATCCATCATCAAATCACGAGTGAAATGACTCTCAAACTGAGAAAAATCAGTAGTATAGTACTTGTAGCCAGCGGAATAAACATGATCCATTATATACTGTGGACGTGATGCCGCCGGGACCTTTTTGATGAAGTATGGCAGTTTAAAAACCACCTCTTCAAACTTCTTGGCAACGGGACCGAACACAGTTTTGAACTTATCGGATCTTGACCAGATTCCTCTGGCGTACTTAAATTCGGGGTAGTCTTCTTCTTTAGTAAAGATTTTAACCCCAACATCTTTACTTCCACGTATGTCATAGATTGAAGGATATGCCTCTTCAACCATTCGCCGAACATCACGAAGCTCATTCCTACGGTACAAAGGATAATTGGTATTGTCGATCCAATTGTCGAAATCAAAAGACTCAGACGGATCGATAGGAGAAAAGCTTGTTTGCACGAAGTTCTTAACAAACTTCTTGAAGCGCCTACGAGTAGCTCGATCATAAGACGGAGGTACAAAAGCCATGCGCTTAGAAATGCCAGCGAGTAGAGAATCAGGGTCGTGAGTATCGGGCCGCGGAGGTAGCGCGCCAGTGTAAATACCCTGTCCAATACCGCACCCCATGGGAATAGAATGACGGGAATCATACGTAGAATATGAAGAATTAAAACTAAATACAACACTACTGTCTGGTGGAGGACATACAGGTAGGGTCGTATCAGCAGACCGATAGCCATAAGCGTAGGAACGCGCGCTAGGCCATCGGGATCTGGTTGGTCCAAGTCTATCAATGATAGTTCCCCCAGAGTTTCGTGACTTGTGGTCATTAGTACAACTTCCTGGGGAACGCGAAAAGCCTGAAACGCAT